TAAAACTAGCAGCCAGTTCCGTACTTGCATATTTCTGGTAGAAGCCGTTGACACCATAGTCCATGTCTTCTACTTCGATAGGTTTCCATTGGTTGGTTGTGGAATCTGTTTCGCCGAAAGAATCGGCGGCTAGGGCTTGACCATCTATGTAGTAAAACTCTGCAAGATAACCATCGAAATAGTTTCCAGGTGTGCCGGGATTGTCTATCCTTGCCCCAACTACCATTTTAGTTGCATCAAATAAAGGTATATCAGTATTCTGGGTAGGATAAGTTGCCGTAGTAAAATCAGTAACTTGATCCCCGTTAACGTACAGTTTTACCCTATCGGCCGCAGTAGATTGGGTAACATCTACAGAATAAACAACGTGCATCCATGCGCCGGGATCACGATAAATTGGGGTAGATGTCAGGTCCATGTGTGCAGAACCGCCAATCTTTCCATACATATCAAGACTATCGTCATCTTCAAAATAGAATCCAGTCCTATTGTCACCATCATCATAGGAATTGAAGATTCCTTCAGTATTACCAATTTGCGTTTTCTTTATCCAAACAGAAAATGTGCCTATCCGATGAGATGTTGCAGTACCGACTGTTCTACTCAAATAAGCAGAATCACCATCCTCAAACCGCAACGACTGGTCTATTGTATAGTCAACCGCTCCGGATTTAGCGATCCCTGTTTGAAGGAGAGCCATATTAACTCAGAGCTGCTGAAGCAGAAACCCATACATTAGTGGTGTCACAGAAATATGATATTAGATATTTTCCAGCTGTTGAAATGTCGGTTGTGAAAGTAGCACTCTTTTTGACTTCACCTTGTGGTGAAATAGCGTGTCCTGGTGAATTATCTAACCATATAAACCCGGATTGACCTGTTGTTTCATTTGAAAACTCAAAATCATCATCACCAGCCGGTGTATAAAGAAAGTTATTTGCAGTATCTAGATCTATTGTTCCGTCAGTAATAGTAGAGGGGGTGCCGCGTTGCGAAGCAGACCAGGAAGCCGCTGTAGCTAGTTTTCCTACACCACTTCCAACATAACCAGCAGCAATAGCTGTACCCGTCCAGGAACCTGCTGTTACAGCACCGCCATCACTTATAACAAAGCTAGATCCAGTATCTTGAATTAGTTTACCTGTCGTAGAATCAAAACGAGCAACTGAATTATCTACCGCGCTGCCAGGTCCTACAACATCACCTGTACCGGCAGAACCTGTAGATGCGGCTGTTAATCTACCCTGTTGATCTACAGTAATACTAGCCAAAGTATATGAACCAGGTGTTACAGCTGTATCTGCTATATAACCTGCTGCTATATCTGTTCCATTCCATGTTCCACTAGTTACTGTACCTAGAGTAGTTACATTTGTAGTACCGGCCCAAGTACTTAAGGCTGTATTTTCTACATTACTAAGACCAATATCTGATTTAACTTCCGATGCAGATCTACCTTCAACAGCGGTTCCATCCACCCTCAGGAAATCATCATCAACAACGCCGGTTGCAAACTGAGCTACATCATATTGTGATATACCCTGAGATACAGATAATTCACCTGTTTGTATCTCTAAACCACCGTTAGATACTAAATCAGTACTAAACGAAGTTCCTGTTAAATCTAAACCATCACCTGCAGTATACGTTGTATTAGTATCGGTAGCTGCAATTGATATACTTCCACTTCCGTTCGTTACCGTTACATTACTTCCACCAGTCAAAGTTGCTTTAGCTAAGGTACTACCGGTTGTATTACCTATGAGTAATTGACCGTCTGTATAAGTTGTTTGGCCTGTACCACCCTGATCAACAGCTATAGTATCTGCTTCCCACGTACCAGTCGCCACCGTTCCTACCGTGGCAATAGAAGAACCACCAGCATAAGTAGTAGCAACCTGAATATCATTAGCGTTTACAGTTATTCCTGTACCAGCACCAACGTTAACCGTTACATCACCAGATGTACCACCGCCAGTTAAACCAGATCCTGCGGTTACACCAGTTATATCCCCAACGGTTGTAGCTGCCCAACTAGGTATTCCACTAGCTAGTGTTAATACTTCAGTATCTGAACCAGCAGCTAACCTTGTTAAAACACCTGATGCGTTTCTATAATACACATCACCTTCTGCATCAGAACCCAGCGTCATAGTAACGCCAGCTATTACCGCGCCAGTAGACCACGTACCGCTAGTAACAGTACCTACAGAGGTTAAACTATTAGCTGTTGTAATAGCAGCTTGAGTACCAGCGGTAACTGTTGCTGCTGTACCACTTGCATTACCGGTTAAAGCACCTACAAAAGTCGTAGAAGTAACTGAAGTTAGTCCAGTTAATGTAGCATCTAGATTAACTACGGTAGCTCCCGTTGTTGGAGAAGCGGTAAGGTTTGTACCACCTGTAACGCTGGTTACCGCGCTCGTTGCTGCACCTACTACTTCAGCAATAGTAGCTTTCTTAATTGATCCGGCATCAGCATCATATAATGCAACCTGATCTGCAGCTGCTGTAGTAGCACCTAAAGCTGGTAAACCCGTTATGTTTAAATCCAGAGTAGTATCGTTAACGCCAGAAGTAGTATCAACAGTAGCATCTAATCCAGTCCCCCCTTTGACTCCAGCCATGGCATAGTCTCGTAAGAGACCAGCATTAAGTCTTTCATCAGTAGTTGTTGTAGTTAAATAAAAGAAGTCATTAGCAGCGCTTAATGCGGCACTTGATCTTGCCGTCATGTCAGGGACTTTAATTGTCGCCATTTTTTATTCCTATTAAGAGGTTACTATGTAATCAGTTCCAGAACCATCATCGACTGCAGTGACATAAGTCTTATGTATAAGATTTTGAAGTTCATATATAACACTTGAACTGACTTCCCAATCATTAGATGGTGACAAGAAGAAACTAGATGTTCTTTTAACATATTTTCTAGTAGATCCGCCGCCCATTAATCCAATTGATTTTATTCTTCCAAGTAATCTAGTTAGTTGTCCATCATATATCTGCCAATCTGGCTGTCTGTAATGAGCCTTCATAGTAGTAATTGCATGCAACAATATAAGTTGCGGATTTATACTAGATTTATCAGTATCTGCTGTAAAATCACCTAAAGATGCATTATATTCTAGTTTTATATTACTGGTATCATTTGGAGTAGGCCATAATTCTATTTTTGGAGATCCTCCAGAATGTAATACATCCCAACGATAAGGTAATCTATCGTTCATTACAGGATCTAAATTATGTTCATTGATGCCGATACCAATCTGCATCTCGAAAAAGCGGCCGGATCCCCCTCTGTTTAATGAAACAGTTAGCGGTTTACTTAAATCGCAGTTTGATGGGGGGAAATAAAGATTTACTCCAGCTGTAGTGGTTAATGAATCATCTATTACATGTGTTAATAGATCACCAAATTCATAGAATAATTGCTCTTGACCACTTCTAAGAGCGGAATCAAGCAGATCAGACTGGAGAATAGCTCCAGAGCCAGATGAACTAAATCCTAGCCTCTGTGCTAACTCCGTCCTTAGACTTGCGAGTGTTCTTGACGCCATCTACGTTTTTCTCCTTAGATACCACCTGATTTATAGAGAATTCAATAGTATCTGCAAAGTTAGCACCAAAAACCGATGTTAAAGTTTCTTTTCCATAAAATTCAATAAGTCTTTGAATTTCATCTTGCATGTCATCAATATCATGATAAGTATCAGACTTTCCTTTAACATGAATATTTCCTTCACCAAATTTAAACTGGTACAGTGGTAGTTCATGAGCTGGAAAAATTTTACAATATTTAGAAAATTGATCTTTAACGTATTCGGTTTCTATTATAGGTACTTTCATATTTATCTCCCTTGAAAGAATCGAGGGGGCCGAAGCCCCCAAGATTCAGGTTTATTACGCACCAGTAGCCATAATGCAGCCATGACAATTCATGCGGTTTGCGGTAAGCGAACCACGCCATGTCATACCCCAATAGTAGTTATAACTGGTATGTTCGCGCGGAGGTTTCCTTGCGATCATATCGTTACCCTCAATTGGGCGAAGATGCAAATGGTTTAGGTTGAGCATGTAACAACGCTTGGACCATAACACAGAAGTACCATTACTCGGAGTGGAACCAGAAATCGCATCGATATCTTCGAAAACCGGATCCCAAATAATAGGTACGCCCTGGAAAAATAGACCTGTAAATGTGCCGCCATCTTTAATTTCTAGCGACGGGTCCATGTTCCAAGGAGCCTGAGCTGTCCCAGGTTGTACAGCATAGCGAGACTCTTTCAGATCTGCTCCGATTTCGAACGACTTAATGAAATCAGTACCAGCTAGAATAAAGTTAGGAGTCCCACCGTTACGCTGACAAGCGCGCCACATTGTATGCATTGGGGCTAACAAAGCATTACCAGCATAACCAGTAGGACTAGTAGTACCGAACGTATTCAGACCACTACCCGTATCAAAGTTACTACGCCAATAACTATCGGTCACGCGACTTATACCTCCAACAGTACCCGTTCGAGAATCAAACGGAACAAGAAAGTCTAGACCATTAATAGCTTTGTTTGCGGTTGAAGAGCCGCCACCAACTCCAATAGTTCCATCAAGATGCAAAGATTGGTCAAGAATTTTTTCAAAACCAAGTCTTAGAACATCCATAGATTCATTGAATACGTTAGTGAGCTGTACAAGACCAGCAGCGCTGGAGTTACGAGGTGATTGCGAATCACCGACTAAAATGCCGTTACCAATTAGGTAGTCTTCAGAAAATTGGAAACCGTCGTGTGCCGAGTTCCAAGGATAATAAGCCTGCCTAACCGTATCACGAGTATTAAAACTAACAGCCGCTGAGGTGTTAAGTGACGTGTCACCGAACCACTCAAAGTTGTTGTCATAACCCGTGCGTACCTGCTCAACGATATTTTCGTTACCGCCACCCCATGTCTTTTTCTTAGCCATGAGAGCTTTGAGCAGAGGCCGCTCTGTTGCGACCTGATCAATAGGCTTATTCTTCAGGAAATTCTGAAGAGCTACCCAACCTAGTTGGCTAATATCGGCAGCAGCTAGGGCTGTTTGAGTTGCCATAGTTTACTCCTTACCATTAGGTATGTAAAAGTTAATGGAACAGGGTTGGCTACACGAATGCCTATACGTGCTACTAGGCGGACGATTTCCTAGTTATTGCGTCCTTACCTGTTATGAATGCATCTGGTCTAGAGCAGCCTGAAGAAATTCCGGTGTAACCTCGGCTGTATCTAAAAAACCAGAATTGCCATGTGTACCGCTGTTTCCACTGGGTGCTAGGGGCCCAGCATCTCTACTAGCCTTTGGAATTTTACTAGAAGCTGCGGTAACTCCTCTAGTTAAAATATCGTATTCACTTTGTAATGCGGGTAACCATTCGGCTGGTTTCATTCCAGAGTTAGCTATTTTGGCACCGACATCCATCATTATTTCTTTCTTAATCATGTAATCAGGATCAGAATCTACTATACCCTTTTCCCAGTCCTGAATACCTTGATAAGCTTTTTCCGACTCATTATTATACCACGTTTGATATTCCCTTGTTTTAACGTGATCCTGTTCAAATGAAGATCTGGCTTGAACTCTAGCATTTGTATCTGTTCTTTCTTGCGCTAGTTTACCAGCCCATTCTTCACTCATATCAAGGTCTTCAACAGCCTTAGATAAATCTTCATAATCATTATAAGTTCCCTTTTCATTATCTGTAGAGTTTACACCCAATTTTTTAGCTACTTGATCTGAAAACTTATCTAATTCTTTTAATCCAGTTTTAGCAGAATCGTAATCACCAGAATTTAGATTCTTAAAAAGCTCTAATGCCCAAGTTAATTGATCGGGGTTTGTAGTACTACCGGCTATATGCTCAAATACTTCATGACCAACTTTATAATTCTCTACCTTATTTTCTGCTTCTGTAGCGCGGTGTACTAAATCTTTGAACCTATCCTGAGCTTTTGGTTTTAAATTACCTATAAATTCCTTGTCTTCATCAGACAATTGTATATCTACGGGTAATCTGCCCTTTTCTTCAACAACATCCCTCCAATCCCTATCTGTTTCTTTTGTTTCGCCGCTAATAGCTGGTTCTTCTGGTTTGCTTTCCGAGCTAGCTTCCACTTTCTCTTCTTCTTGAGATTCCTGAGCCTCTTCGAAAGTAGGCGGCGTTGGTTCACTATAACCCTCCTCAGGTTGTAAATTATCCATAGCATCTGAAAGTACATCCTTAGTAGATTCATACATCTCATCACTTGATAATACTTTATTTTCGCCGGTATCAGCCATTTTATTTCTCCCTTAAGATGGTTGTCTATATTGGTTCCTTTCACGCTGATCAACGCGATTATTAGGAACATTTCTAGTTTCATTAAACTGCTGTGTCATATCAGAAGGCATCTTCATTCCAGGAGGACCTGGATTCTGTTGTGGTGTATCACCACCCATCATCAATGTTTGCATCATTTGATTTTGCATAACTTGTTCTTGCATTTGCTCAGGCATCGGAGGCATAAACTTAGAGACATCAATTCTTTCATCAAAACGCTTGAACGTCTCTTCTAATAGTTGAACATATGGATTAAACTCGTCTGGAACACCCACGTCCCTTAGCTGCTGAACCATTTGTACGTTCTGCATTATAATTGGCATTAACTCTATCCATCTCATCCTTTCCTCATTAGCATTAGGCATTGCAGTACTGCCGGCCGTAATCTGAATATAAATAGAATCGTATAGATGTTGTTTGTTCAATATTGGCCAAAAAGCATGTGGTCCTGCAATTTCTATAGCCTTTTGAGGACTAATTTCTTGAATCAACAGTTGTGAACTAAATTTCGAAATATCTTTTAACCATACTTCTACTGAATCCACCTTTTCTGAAACTCTATTAGCTAATCCTTCATTTTGTATATTAGCTTCAGTTGCTGTCTTGGCCCTCATTATACCACCTCTCTGAGCATCACCAAGACCACTAATCCATTCTATATCAGATCTAATAGGTGTTGTATCATAAACTTGATAGTTCATCGGAGGAACTTGTGCTGGTTGAAACACGGTATTGACACCAGTACCACCGGCATTAATCAATGCTATATCACCAATAGTAGCATTTGAAAACGTTTCTATATCTTCGTAATTTACCCTACTAGAATCAGCGATAAAAAACGGAGCTGATAACTCCCTATGTTTTGCCATCTGTTCTCTTACGGTATTGTATTCATCCTGAAGACTCATTAAAAGCTCTACTTCAGAAACCGGCCATTCTTGACCATCTACCCAGTTAAGACCCAATATAAAGAAAGGACACCAGCGCTCACCCATTCTAGCAGGACTGAATGGATCTCTTATCCAAAATGCACCACCCTCTCCCCATGTGTAAACGGTCATAGTGCCCTTATCCCAATACTCCCAGATAGCTACAGCTAGGTTTACATCTTCTTCACCATCGAAACCTAATCTACTTTTGTTATCTCTATTAAGTCTTCCAGGGATACCATCTTGAGTACGCCTGAATATCGTTAAAGAATCGCATTGTTCTTTAGTTAACTCGAATCTTTCCTTGGCCTCTTTTGGCGTCATCCAAGTGCAATTAGCCATCCATTTAGCATTCTCATAATCAAGTAAACTATCTAATGATGTATCCATTCTAAAGTCTTCAGGTTTAACAACACCAAGGTTTAAACCCTCCCGATACATAACATCTACTTGACCTTTAAGACCGGCTATAGTTCTTTGCAGTTCTTCTACTATTTCATCTTGATCACCAGCATAATCACCCTCCTCCATTAAAGACATAATATTGGATTGTACTTTTGCTAAACTCTCTTGAGCATCGTTAAACTGCCTGCTAACTAATGGATCAGTATAGTAATCTCTTTGGTATGTAATTTTTAAAATACCAATTTTACTAGTCATACAAGATCTTATAATCTGCTTTGCAGCTTTCTTCAAGTCGGCTTTAGAAAAGCTTTCGTTCAAAACTCTCTGTAGGGTTTGAGCAAACAAATCAGACATTCTATATTCTTGACCACCCGGTTCTACATATTCTATTGGTCTAATCTGAATTTCTGGATTCTTAGCATATATGTGAGGCAACAACCCTTGAAGTGTTGCATGAATAACGTTACCTTTTACAGTTCTACCAGATTCTTGTAATAGTTGTTCACCAGTCATTACTTGACTAGTTCTATTTATACGGCCAAGAGAATACCTTCTCGCGTGTTCTATTTCTTTGTAACGCTTTTTCCATTTAGTATACGAAAGATAAACATTTTCTTGGAACCTTTTAATTAATCCTTTCGAATCAGCAGAAACATCTGCTTGTAAATTAGGATTAGTAGCTAATACATTTAAATCCATGATTGATTATCCTCATATAATTCATCTATTTTTTCCAACCATTCAAAAGTAAATCTTTCAGGATTCTTTTTCTTTGGTTTTGGTTTCACGGTTTTAGCTCTGCGCAGCATTAACCCGTATCTCGTCGCATCGAAGAGATGATCTTCCGCAGTCGTGTCAATATCTTCAATTCTTTTGGGGTCGGAAGGGAGCGAAGGAACTGTCCTAATCCAGTGCTTGCAGTTATTGAAAACTTTGAAAGAGTTGCTATGCAACCTGTCGACAAATTCACTAAGACCTTGGATACGCGACCCAGGACCCTTGCTGCTGGCTTCCCAATGTACGCCATAATCAGAAAATGTATCTGCAACAGACTTGTGCCTACCGTCGCGCATAAAGATCGCAGAGTCTGCCACATTG